AGTTGGTGGTGACAGTTCTGCTCCTAATGATGAGGCAGTCCTACGTGTTGCTACTACAAACAATGGTCGTGTTGGTATCAATGTTGATAACTCTCAACTCGACAGAGCACTGGTTGTTGACGGCACATCTAGATTTACTGATGATGCTCGCTTTGAGCATGACATTGAAGTCAATGGTGATGATGGTGTTATTGCTGAAATTAGAACTTCTCAGACATCTGGTACATTCAACCTTGTAACTGATAGTACATTCACTGGCACATTAAATCTTGCTGGTGATGTAGAATTCATTAACGTTGGTAATGTTAGAACTCTCACTCAGACAATTAACATTGGTGATAATGTAATTGGTGATCAATTCATCAACATTGGCAATTCATGTGAACACAGTAACATTGATCTTGGTGCAACACCAGATAATCGTCTTTCTGACGGTGCTGGAACAATTAGTAAAATTCTGATTGGTGGTGCATATGATAGTAGCGAATCTCTATCCTTTACTAGAGTCAAGACCAAATCCTTTAAGGTTGATGGTGACTTCCAGTTAGGTTCAAGAAGAACTATTACAGATACTGTAACACTATCTACTACTGCTGGACAAGTTGACTTCTTCTCTAACTCTGGTTCTGCATCTATTATTAACTTCGGTCTAAACGCATCCGAAATTAATATTGCTGGTCAGGGTGGTATTACTACAATCAATAACCAACTAGAAGTTATTGCTTCTGCTACATTCCAAGGTAACATCACAATGTGTGGTGGTGTTGCATCGTTCTCATTCGTAGGAAACAGAGGACAACTTGGATCTCCTGAATTCGCTCATGCTGATGGTATTCTAAGTGATACATTATTCAATAAGAATATTGATATTATTAACGTTCTGGTTGTAGGAACAACTGATGAAGGTTATAACCAAGTTGATACAGCTGGTGCTGGACTCTGGGGCGGTGCTGCTTATCAGCAGGAAGTTACAAACATTGGTGGTTCACCAGTTGTTGAACCTCAATCATTCCCACTCTTAACTGGAGATGAGTTCTACTTACCAATTAAGAATCAACCAATCAAAAATAATGGTGATCCATATTTTGTAGAGAATGATTATATCATCATTAACAGTGCAATCACTGCTAGTGGACATCCTGAAATCGTTCAGGTTCTAGAACTAACCAGAACTGCTGTTGCTCCTTACTACCTCAAAGTTAAGCGTCAACCACTTGGTACATACACTGCAATTCTAACAAATCATACTGATACCACACCTATCTACAAGGTTAACGTACAGTTTGATGCTACATGGACTGAGCTACCATTAGATGCTACTGGTCCTCAAGATAATGTATACCTTGCTGAATTTGGTGGATCATTAACGAACAACGATTACGTAATTGTTGATCGTGAAGATACTAACAGCGATGGCATCTTTAATCAAGGTGAAGTCATCAAGGTTGTTACTCCTCTAATTGCTGAAGAACAGAAGTTTAGAATTTCTAGTGATTGTTCAAATGGAACTGACAGCGATGTATTTGTTGTTAACTCTGTAACTGGTGACACTACAATTCTTGGTAACACTACAATCAACAATAGTTTAAAAATTAAAGGTGGTTGTGGTACGATTTCTAAGATTGCATTCAGTGCAGCAAGTTTCTCTGGATCCTTTGTTCTTACTGGTGTTAATGTAACGTCTCCTAATAAGACACTTAGTGATATTCAAGTTGGTGATTATATTGCCATCATCACTAATGAAGCTTCTCTTGATATTCTACCAGATACAAAAATCGTTGCTATTAATCCAGCATCTAATGAAATCGTTGTTGATCAAAACATCGTTGGTTTCTCTTCTGGTAATTTCACATTTGAAGCTAGAAGAAACGAGAAGTTTACTCTAACAAATGGAGAAGAAGTACCAGTATTCACTGTTGATACTTGCACTGGAACTACTCAGATTGGTAACCACTTCGGTAGAATTGATATTGAATATGCGACTGCTGGTAATACATCATCCACTACTGCTAATATTCCTACACTATTTGATAATGGAACAATCAAGAAAGCATATGGATTCTGGTATGATCCTCAAACAATCAATGCTGGTGGTCCTAGCACGACAGTTAGAGCTACTGCAGCAGGTAGTTCAGGTTTAGTTCAGGTCCCTGTACAAGATCTTGGTACTGGAACTGGTGCATTTGCAATTGACGATTTAGTATTCATTGGAACAACAACTGCAGGATCTACAGGTATTGGAGATTTCCAAATCTGTAAGATTACCGATGTTGTTAATGATGCTGCAAATCCTACCATTGTTGTTGGTCCTGTTGGTGATGGGTTGGATACAAATCAACCAATTACTCCTGCTGATAACATCTTTGATGTAGGAAACGTTGTAAGAAGAGTTCTTAAGCACCCAGAACTTGCTAACATTGTTGATTGTCAAACCAGACAAAGAGTTGTTACTGGTGCAACTAGTGATTACTGCTCTATCATCCTTGACAGAGGTTATATTGTACAGCAAAAACTAGATTATCTTGGTTGGATTGCTCTTGCTGATGCAGAGGGTGATGCAATGGTCTGGGCTGCTGTTAAGGGCAGAATGAAAGGAGTTGTTCATACTACTGTAATGAACGAACAGATTAAGGATGGTGCAATTGAATACAGATCTGGAGATTTAACAGTCGCCAGTGATATTAAGATGATTGGTGGTAGTTTCGAGATCTATGACTCTGTTAACAAGACAAGATTACTTGGATTAGTTAACGATGACGGTCACGCTGATCACCAAGGTCTATTCTTCTGGGATGCAGGTGTTGTTGCAAGAGGTGACTTCTATCTCTTCAGCGCACAAGATCCTGAGAATGTAATTCAGAATCCTGACTCTACTGTACCATCATTCTTCGTTGATAACTTAGGTAACGTTGGTGCAGAATTGACATTCACAGTCGAAGGTGTTGCACAAACAACACCATCCTCAACTGTTGAACAACTTTCTATTAAGAATCTTGGTCCAAGTGGTGGTAAGAAGTTTGCTATTAAGCAAGATAACTCCATTGATTCCTTTGGATATACTAACTTCTACACCTCTTCTGGTGGTAGACACACGAGATATATTTCTTCTGCATCTACGGAAGAACAACTCAATCTGAAACCCAATATTACTTACATGGTAAATACAGTAGCAACCTCTACACTTGTAGTGAAGCTTCCAACCTCTCCACAAACTGGAGATATTGTAAGATTGATTGACGTTAGTGGTAATCTAAATTATAACACTTCTCTCGTAGTTAGAACAGAAGAATCTTCTAATGTTCCAATTCAAGGAGATAACACAGGAACACTTCTCGGTGGTAGAATCACCCCATATCCTTCAGGAGAACTAGTTGTACAAACTGCTAATGCAGCATTTAGTTTGATATACCTAGGAGCAACTGATAGTGATGGACAGGTTGGTATTCCTACTTCCGTACAAGGTTGGTGGTTAATGGAGGTCTGATCTAAACAAATGGCAAGTTACAACAGAATCAAATCAGTAAAAAATAACCCGATCGGGTCAATCTTACCATGGGGAGGGACATCTAGCAGCTCAGCGTTGCTAGAGTCCGCTATTCCAACTGGTTATCTTATTTGTAGTGGGCAAACTGTACGTGCCATTGATTATCCATTGTTAGCACAACTATTGGGTAATACTTATGGTCCTTATCAGGAACCTGGTGGTCCACCTGTAGGTATTCAGAATAATTTTCCTGAATATGATGACGATGATATTTTCACACTACCTAATCTGAATAACTGTTCAATGGTGGATCTAGAATCTTCTAGATTAGCTCCTGGTGATAATGCTGTCGTTGGTCAATATATTACTGAAAATGGTAATGATGCTGCTCCATTGACAAATGTTATTTCTTATATTGATGTAAACTTTCAAGTAGAACCAAACCAAACTTTGGCAGGAAAGATTACAGGTATTGATGTTCAAGATCCAGCGTATTTTACTACTGCTAGAACTATTCCAAGGAAACTTGGTATTGACCATACACCAGCTCATAGTCATGGTCAACCAGAAGATGCAGATCAAAAATATCCATCTGCAGTTCTAGGTGGTGGTTACGTTGGATTGTTTGAGGCAGGTAACTATGATACTCAGAGTGGACAATACACTACAGTTAGTGCTGAAGCTTCAAACCCATCAGAAGATCAAGCGGATAGATTTAATCCAGGAACTGCTAAAGTTACCTGGTATGATGAATCTGCATTTACTTTACCTGTAATGAACCAGTTTAGGGATTTTACAGCAGCACCTGCTTCTGTTCCTGCTATTCCTGGAAACTCTAGAGTTGTAGCACAGTACGGTAATACAGTTGAATATGATGATCCAAATACCTGTATTATTAATCAGCAAGCACCTGCAGTTTCTACACCATTCCCCCCTTCTGGTAGATATCAAGGATTTAAAAACTTCTATAGTAATGCAATCGTTCCTCCTTCTAGGGGTGGTAGTGCATTAAAACCATATCCAACCACACTAAATCATAACGCTGATAATTATAATTCGGAATCACTGGCATCTCATAATCATTTCACAATTGATATCACAATGACTAAAGCACAGATGCGTGTTCCTGGTACTATCCTCATAAATAATATGACGACGGGAACCATTGCACCTGTTAGTGTTGATAAGGCTTTGAGTGTGCAGATTAACCCTAATACACCATCACTTACTACTATTGTGATCATGAGGGCATTCTAAATGGCAGTAATGTACAACAGGGAGAAATCTAAGGTAGGAACTACTACTGGAACAATTATTAATTGGTCTAGGCAGTTGGCATCTAATGATCCTGATGATCCATCAAGTGCTGACAAGTTACCACAAGGATATTTGAGATGTGATGGAGCAGTTTATGCTGCTGAAATTTTTCCTGCTTTAGCAGAAGTTCTTGGTGTTGGTTCACTTTCTAGATTTAAGAAACCAAATCAAATACTATTAGACAATCAATTTCAACTACCCGATTACGGATCTAAAAAACTACGTGCATCATCTGGTTCAAACGCAGGAGATTATGTTGACCTGTTTATTTTAGATGATAACCAAAATGAAATCACAAAAGCAGGTGTTGGATTAGAAGTTGTTAGTAATATTGGTACATCGTACCAAATTCAATATACAGGATCATTTTTCTTACCATCTCAAACTATTGGAGTTACTGGAGAACCAGGATTTATTAGGAATACTGGTAATTATACTGAAAATAGTGACGTTCTACAAAATGCATTTGTTCCTCATGCTCACTTCCATGATGGAAATAGAACAAGAGTAGCATCTTCTACTGGTAATGAATTTGCTTCATTTGGTAGAAACTCTTATATTAGAAAATCTACTCTTTGTGTTTTAGAGTGGGCATATAATACAAGACAGGATTTATGTTACTACAATGCCACTAGACAGAGATTGTCTAGTGTTACTCAATCAGAAACTAACTCTGCTGGATGTAAAAGAGAATATTATGCTGGTTGTTTTACTGGATGTTTATTTACTTCTTCGTATGAATGTCTAATTCCAGAAGCTTATGAATGTGGTTTCCCAGTTTGGTCTGGTGATGGTGGTGGTTGTGGAGGAAGTTCAGGATCACAAGAGACAGCAACTTGCGGTACTATTGAATATACTGGAACAGTTGCTGTAAAATGTTCCAGCACTGGATTCCCTGGATGTTCTATTGGTGGATATCTTGCACAACCAAGAACTGGACCTGTAACTTTAACAAGTAATTATGATGATGACAACTTACCATTTGACTCATTTAAAGATTCAACACAAGATGGATTTGCTGCAGTTAATAACGTAACAAATCAAGTTGTTGCTGTTGGTAATGATGGTACACATAGACACTTTGTAAATTTTGAGGCACAACCGCATACATATCAAATAAACACAGTACCTACGTTTATTCCTGCTGCAAATATTGTATCTACGATCTCTGTTCGTGTCAACGAAGAGAATAAAGCAGATCAATTCATTCAACCATATCTAATCCAAGAGTTTCTAATTAAGTATTAATGACTACCTCATATAGAAATAAATTCACTGCTTATAAGCAAGAAACCGATGGACAATATGCTCCTATTGGATCTATCACGCCATTTCTAGTAGATAGTTTTTCTACTGGTACAGTTTATGATGGCGGAGCTGGAACTGGAGGAGAAGATCCTGAGTATGGATATAAGCGTTATTTGTATTGTGACGGGAAAGAATTATTAGTTAGAGATTATCCTGAATTATATAATTGTATTGGCAACACTTATGGTGGTACTGCTGAAGTTAATCCTACACAACCATCAAATGCTGGTGGTATAGTTAAACTATATTATTTGAATGGTAAAGCATTTATCAATGTCAATAGAGATCTTGGAATTCAAGGACCAGTAAAACTTCCATATCCATACGGATGTCAATTTAGATTTATTGATAATACAGGAGATGGTGGTAGTGGATTGGGATCAATGCCAACACCACTATTTGAATATAATAAATTTTATAGAACAGTAGTACCAACAGAAGATTTAACAGGTCAAATTCCTACTGATGGTAGTCAGTTTGCATATGAAATTCAATTTGCAGAAGGAACTACAGTAAACTCATTTGCTACAGTAAACTTCACCTCTGGAACTCATCCAAATTCATTTTTCAGAAAATCATATAATTTAGGTGATTATCCACATCAGATTGGTACATTTAAACTTCCAGATTATAGAGACAGAATAATTGCAGGTCTTGGTGCAGTTGATAACTTAGGATCTCCAACTATTGAGAATGCATTAGTTAATAATGTTGGACAAACTGGTGGTAGATGGTACATTTCTAATACTGATCTTCTTGATGGTGGAGTATTCTTTACTGTAGGTGATGTTAGAACCACTGGATATAGTAATATTACTGCTGATATTCTTACATTCATGACAGGTTCTGTAGAATTTAGAATTGGACCTGTAGATGACTTTATTTTCTCTAGACCAGTAGAACACTTTCATTATATTTTATCTTCTGAACCAGATGAAGGATTTGAGGCAGAATTTGGATCCTCGCCATCTGATGTATATGCTGTAATGTATTCTAAATCTAGGTCTAATATCTTACCATTTGAACCAGATGGTTCTGGTGGATTAGCACTAGGTCACTCTCATGGATTGTCAAAAGATCCACTAAACAATCCTAGAATGGCAACTTATGGTAATGTGAAAGGAATTGGTGGTGAAGATCCTAATGTTCCTGCTGATATCAATTATGATGTTAATGATCCTACTATAGCAGGAACAGCATCTCTTTCTGGTGTCTCTCTTGAATTTTATGGCACTGGATCTGGTGAAATTGGTGGTTTTGCTCCACCAGCTGTTACAGATAAAGGTGATAAGTATCTAGCATTTGGATTTAATAATTCAGGTGCATTTGGATCTTCATTGCAAACTAGTAGATCTGCTAGTTACACACTAGATTTCACTGGATATAATCAGTTTTATATCTTTGGTATTTGTGGTAATGATAGTAATGGAGGAGAGCGTCCTAATAATGAAAATGAAGGATTAGTAGTATCTTTCTCTGATGGAACAAGTGAAGAAATTATTCCATCAGGTAAAGATTTTAGAACACAAAATAATATTACCGAGGGTGGATTTGAACAGTATGATGCTGTATATGCTTACTGGACACAGAGTTTTGTAACTATCCCATCAGGTTTACAGACAGCAGGTCAAACTGTTACTATCTCTCAAAATTGTAATAATACTACATTAGCGGGAAATAATGAATTGCAACCAGGTAATGAAGGTGATGCTAATGCATTAGATATGTTTGGTATTCAAGCAATTGGATTACGTGGTGGTATTCCTTCAATTCCACCTGATCCTAATGGAACTTATCCTGTCACAGGATCACCAACAATTTCAGTTACTAGTGCTACTTATGATGCAGCGTTGGGTTATGTAATTCTTACAACAACGTCTCCACATGGTTTTGATTCTGGTAGCACAATTGAAGTTCAGGGAGCAAATCAAGCTGAATACAATGGTGCATTTGAAGTTCTTCCAGATCAACTTAGTGCTACTGTTGTAACTTATACTCCTACTACTCCTCCATCCTCTAGTCCAGCATCAGGATTACTGACAGTTAAACTTGCTGTCGGATCTTTTACAGAAGAAACATCAGAACCAGAACCAAGAGCATATGTTGTTGATGGTGCTACCACGATTGCTGGTAAATTAGATACATTTGAAGATCCTGGAACAGGAACAACATTTAGTAATGATGAGATTAGTAGTCCTGGAACAATTAATACGTCTCCATATGTGCTTCAAGGAGGAGAAAATTTCGCTCAAATTGATATTTCTTTAGTTGCTCCTGGTGGAGGTGGTGCTGATACTACTGGTGATGGTGGTGATGCTGGTTATGCATATGCCACATTTAATTGGAAAGGAACTAATCAAACCATCTATGCATATGGCGGAGATGGTGCAACAAAAGGTAGTAGTGGTGGTGCTGGTGGATCAGGTGGAACATTCTTAATACCTCAGGTATTAATTGATGACCCAGATTTTACATACAGTGCTACAAATGGATCACCTGGTCAAAATGGTGGTGGTAGTGGAACTGACTCTGCTAACATTTCTGGTGGTGGCGCAAGTGGTAACAGTGGTAGTGGTGGAGATGGTAAATCTGAATCATCTACAAGCACCATTACTGGAAGTTATACCACATATACTAATAGTGGAAGTTGGACCGCCCCCGCTCAATCTACAGGAGAAACTTCTAGAACTGTTACTGTACAAGCTGCAGGTGGTGGTGGCGGTGGTGGTAATGGCAATGGTAATTCTGGATGTAATAATAGTGCAAATGGTGGATCTGGTGGTGCTGGTGCATTAGTTACCGCTACCCTGACACTTCAACCATCTAGTTTAGGTTTTACTATTGGTAAAGCTGGTAAAGCAGGATTTAATAATGTTGACGCTAATGTCAGTGGTACTGGTAGTGAATCTGGTCAACTTGGCGGTGGTCTAGGTGCTGCTTCTGGTGGTAATGGTGGTACAGGTGCATGGGGTAACGGTGCAACTGCTGGATCTGCTGGTGGTGCTACTGGTGTTTTCTATAACCAAGGTACTGCATTCTTAGGTGCTGGTGGTGGTGGATCAGGTGGTGGATCAGGTGGTGGTTTCAACGGTGGTGGTACTACTGATGGATGTTATGCTGGTGGAAATAATAGAGATGCATCAACAAACTTACATACTGTAACCAGTGCAATGGACTTTGTTAATGGTTCTGATGGTACTAGTGGAGGTTGTACCGCTGGCGGTGGCGGTGGCGGCGGCGGTGCTGCTGGTCCTGCAGGTTCTGCTTCTGGTGGTGTTGGTGGTCAGGCAGGTGTCGGACATAATGGTAACGGTGGTGGTACTGGTGGCAGGAGAGGAGATTCTTGCGTCAGAACAACCTATGCTAATGCATCATGGAGCACTGCAGGAAATGGTGGTGCTCCTGGTAATGGTGGTGGTGATGGATATGTTAAAATTAAAGTTGATAGAACAATT